CCTATGGAAAAATGCGGGTTACATTCTTGAGTTGTCCGCGTCGCCAGCGTTTGCCGATGGCAGAGCGCGAGATTCCAAGTACCTTCGCGTAGTCGGTGAGGTACATCTCACCCTGCGGAGTCATCAGCCGAATGACGCACGGCTTGTTCCGCAGCTGGTCGACCGCGCTTGCCCACCGGCAATTGCCGGGCTCGTAGCCGCGCGCACTATCGAGTCGATCGAGTGTGGTGCCTTTCGGACGCTCGCCCATGTCCTTGAGGAATGCTTGGAAGGACCACCGCCATCGGTCGCACACGGTTATTCCGCGCCCACCGTACTTCGGATACGAATCGTGCTTGGGGTAGTGGCAACGCTGACGCATTGCCATCCACGATATGTAGGTGGGAGAGAGGTGCGTCTTACCGCCGACTGCCCGCGAGTGACCGTGAGTTGGGAGCCGGCCGAGCGGATTCATAGACGCTTCACCCGCGCATGCGGTTCATAGCTCTTCAAGAGTTCGCCGCGGTGGCGCGCATCGCGGATCCGAAGGTCGCGCGCATCGCGCCAGGCGATGAAGCGCCGGCGCGCCCAGTCGATGACCAGAATCAGCATGCAGAGCGCGATGATTCCGGCGAACACGAGGAGGGCGATCGCTTCGATCACGAGCGCCCCTTGAGTGACTCGCGCTTTCGGGCCGACTCATCGCGGCAGGCGCCGACCCATTCGAAAAACGCGGCCACGAGGCCAACGCCCGTGAGGCACCAGAAGAACAGGCTCAGCGCACTCACAAGGCTCACGGGAGCACCTTGCTCAAGAAGTAGCAGAGCGCCTCGGCCTGGGTAGTTGGCGCGCCGCGATCGCCGTGGTCGGTGTCGGCGCGGTCGTTGAGCCCCTCGACATAGTCGAGATCGCGCTGGTCTTGCTCTTCCCGCTCAAACTCGCGCTGTTCTGGTCCGTCTGCTCGCATGGGGTTCTCCCTGGTTGATGCGAGCCATTGTGCAACTATCGGTTGTATTCGTCAACAACCGAAAGTTGTATCCGTGACCAGCCCGTGACGCGGGTCACAATTTACTCAAGGAGTTCGAGGGTCTCCCAGGGAGTCAACTCCCGGTCAGGCCTTCCTGGGAGTCGTCTTTTTTTGCTTCGGTGGCCGGCTTCGTGGTGGCTTGGACGAGGGCGAACGCGACCAACTGACCGCGTACCTCATCGTCGAGATCGGGCCACATGGCGACCAATTTGCGTGAAAAGGTGTCATTGGCCGAATTCCCGGCTCCTCGGATCGAAGTCGATTCGAAGCTCCGCGGCGCTGATCTTGAGCTCGGTCTGGATGAGGAGCATGTGCGTCTGGTCGGGCACGGCCTCGCCGCTCAGCCATTTGCGAGCGGCCTCATAGGAGACTTTCAGCCGGCGCGCGAGCTCGCGGGTGCGCCCAGGCTTGGGCTCAAAACCGACCCGATCTAGGGCCTTTTCAAATGCCCGCGAGAACGCCTCCTTGGCCGCGGTGCGTTTATTACCAACCATGAGTTGCACGCTATGTGAACCGCGTCCAACGATCAGTTGTTGACGGCATGCAACTTTCGGTTGTAAGTTAGCGCGCATGAATCCGATCGAAAGAGCAATCGAGGCAGCGGGCGGCGTGAAGGAGCTCGCTCGGCTATGCGGGATCAGTTACGAGGCCGTTCGTAAGTGGCAGGCCAATCAGTGGTTGCCGGCCGAGCGGGTATTGGAGGTCGAGCGTTTCAGCGGCGTGCCGCGGCAAGAATTGCGTCCTGATCTGTACCCCCGCGAAACCGTTGCTTAAGTGCTGTGGAGTATGCCCAGGGGAACGCGCCCAACGAGCGCGATGCGACAAAAGGCTTAAATCCGGCCGATTACGTTAAGCGGCTACCGCGCCGCCAGGGCTCTCGCGTATTTCCAGCAAGCGCCGTTCTGCCCATCAAGATGATAGGTGCTGAGCGCGCCATTCGCGTCGGCGACGACCTCGATCGAGCATTGCAGATGCACATAGCTCGGCTGCGTATCGGTCGTGTTCTGGTAGTAGGGCGTACTGCCCACCATTCCGGTCGTCATCTGCATGTTGTAGTTCGGCACCGGCATGTTCACGTCGCTCCGCCAGAGATAGACCGTGTCGCCCATCACGACGCGCTGGCTGTCCGGATAGCCAATGACCGCGGCCAGCTCGCGCACGTCATGCCCTCGATAGCGCTGCAGTCCGGCGTTGATGTAATCCCAGTTCGTGGGCTGGGGAGGAGCGGGCGGCGCCGTAGCGCACCCCGCAAGCGTCAGCATCAGTCCATAGATCGCGATTCGCATCCATCTCTCCTCGGCCGGGTTGTCCGGCGCGCTCCCACCATAACGGCCGCTTGAGCGGCACCGGAAGAACAACAATGCAAAACGGGGAGATGCGTCTCAGTGGGTCCGCAATATGTCGCGGGCAACACTTCGCCAATTCGAACCCTCTCACAGAAATTCTCTGTGCTCTGTCCGCTTTCGGACATAGCGGATGTGGGAGTCGGACGACGTGAATTACTACGAACACCACCTCGGCGACTACCAGCGCAAGACGGCCCACCTCACACTCGCCGAGCACGGCGCGTACCTACTTATGCTGCATGTCTTCTATTCGACGGAGCGTCCACTACCAATCGACCGACGCGTTTTGTATCGCCTAGTGCGTTCTCACTCGCGCACTGAACGTGCCGCAGTTGAATCCGTCATTCGTCAGTTCTGGATACAAACGACTGACGGCTTTACCAACGAGCGCGGTGAGAAAGTACTTGAAAACTATAGGAAGTGGCTAGAACAGCAGAAAGCCAACGGTTCTCGCGGAGGCCGGCCTAGAAAACCCATTGGTTCTTCTGGAGAAACCGAAGGGTTTTCCCAGGAAAACCCAAACCAAACCCATGGGGGGGTATCGCGCGCGCGTCCCACTTCCCACTTCCCATCTTCACTTCCCAAGGAAGATATCCCTACCCCTACCCCTTCCCGCGGAGCGGGAAAGGGTGTTTCTGAAATTGGCCCAAAGCCCCGAAGAGCCCTCGGCACGAATCGACGAGCAACGGGCGACAGCCCCAGGGCCCTCGGCACCAATCCCCGAGCCGATCGGGACGAACGCAAAGCCGAGCTCGACGAGGCCCGCATCGTCTGGTCTGAGCTCATCGCGAGCGGTGGCGCACGACCCAAACGTGATCATCGGATTCAAGCCGCGCTTGATGCCGTCGGAGGCTGGCAGGCGGTCAGAGTGCGCACTGACCACGATGAGCTTCGACTGCAGCGCGGCTTCTGCGAGGCCTACAACCGGGGAGGGGAGCCAGCCCCGAAATCCCACCGCCGTCAGCCACTTGACCCGGATGATTCGTGGGAGCGGGAGGAGGCCGCCCGATGAACACCTCCGACCGCGAAGCGTTCGATGATCTTGTCGCCAAACTCTGCGCAGGCTACGGGGCGACGGTCACCGAACACCGTCGCTCGGCGTACTGGTCGAGCCTCGCGAAGATGTCGCTCGCGCAGTTCGAGCGCTGCATCGACCAGGCGCTCTCCGAGGAGGGGCCGGAGGATCTGCCGCCGCCGAAGGGCATCTGGCGAATCCACCGAGGCTTCCGGGCAAAGGGACCGGCCATGCAGGCGGGGCCGACCGAAGATCCACGCGATCACCTGCTGTTCTACGCCAACCGCATGTTCCTGCATCACCTGGGGACGCGCGGGGGTTTAGGATCGACCGGGCGCTTCGTTCCAGCCTACGGAATGGTCGACTGCAAGCCATCCGCCGAGCTCATCGCGGCAAGGATTGTCGTGCGCGATCTTGTCGAGTGGTTTTCGGCTCCAGTGCTCGAGGGCGATGAGGATGCGACGCCGGCGGAGTTCATCCGACAGTTGATGCTCGGGCTTGAGCCCGTGTCACGAATTGAGCCGCGCACCCGCGCCGCGTGGGAGGCGATGCGCCAGGAGCCCCGCGCGCGCATACCGTTCCCCGCCTATATGGGCCGCGAACTCGAGGCGCGCTATGCACCCAACGATAGCCTGGTGCCGGCATGAAGCCCAATGACACCGCGGTCTGGCCGCACGCACCGGCGAAGGGATCACGCGCGCCGTCGACGAACGCCGAGATGTTCGCGCTCCTCGATGCGGATCTCTTCCTCGCGAACCAGCTTTTCCGCCATGGACTTTCGTGCGGAGTGCTAGACGGCGTGACGGTGCCGGCCCAACGCCGCGAGCGCATCCGCCGCGAGATCGTCGCGGCCGAACTCGACGAGAAGCCCGTCATCGGACGGCACGGACTAGAACCTGAAACTCTCGCGCAAGCCTTCGAGCGGCTGTATCGCGAGCCATTGATCGGATAACACCCGGGGGCAACATGTTCAGCATCAGTAAACGCGCGGCGGTATTGGGCGGGAAGGCGAAAGCCGACTCGAAGGAAGCGAAGGACGGCTCGGAGGCGACCTGGCTCACGTTCGAGCTTGAGGAACTGAAGATCGACGCCAACGAGCTCGCGGCGTTGCTCCGAGAGCCGCACGCGTTCGAGGCGCTGTACAACACGGGCGCGAATCCGATCGAGCCCTACCTGCGCGGATTGAAATCACTCGAGCTTTCAGACTCGATCGCGGACGCCTACGTGCGCATCGATGTGGGCTTGACCGGCTTCACGCGCTTTGACTTCAAGGGCTGCAAGCTCTCGAAGATCAAACTGCAGCTGCGCCAAGGCGGCGATACCGCGCTCTCGTGCAAGGTCACGGTACAGCCGAACTTGGATGCGAAGTTGGCGACGCTCTTGGAGTTTTTGGGCGCGACCGTGCAGGCGGAGCTTCGCGGCGAGGCGCCGGGCGCGCAAGTCGATCTGCCGTTGAACTCCTTCACCGATGGCGGCGAGCAGGAACCGATGTCGAATACCGGTCGCCAGATCCAAGCAAGCGCTGCGCGCGCCGAGCGCAAGAAGCGGGCGGATGCCGCTCGCAAAGACGTGAACTGATCGATCAACCAACCGAAGGGGAATGCCATGTCAGATGCCATCGAATCCGAGATCCAGGCGAAGGGGCTCACCGCTCCTCGCGTCACGCCGCTGCAGATCGAGTCGACGATCGCCCAGGAGTATTACTTCACGGCCGATATGGCTCTGAAGGGCACGCCGGGTGAATCATCGTCCTCGCTCAAGCTTCTGACGATCTGCGTGCTGGTGCTGCGCAACGGATTCACCGTGACCGGCGAGTCAGCGTGCGCATCGCCCGCGAACTTCGACGCCGAGCTCGGCCGAAAGATCGCGCGCCAGCACGCCGTCGAGAAGATCTGGCCGCTTGAGGGATACGTGCTCAAGTCCTCCCTGGTCCGCGCCGGCCGCACGAACGTCGAGCCGTGAACTGATCCATCAACCTCCAGGAGATAGCAACATGATCAAACCCACCATTGGCCGAGTCGTGGTCGTCCGCAATCGTCAAGGCGCCGTCGGTTCGCAGGATGAACCCGCGCTCGTGACTTATGTGCACAGCGATAACTGCATCAACGTGGGCGGCTTCAATGCCGATGGCGCCCCGTTCTCGCTCACCTCGCTCTACTTCGAGCAAGGGGATGGCAGTCCCTCCCAGCCGCACGCCACCTGGATGCCCTACCAGAGGGCCCAAGCCGCGAAGACCGAATCCGCCGAGGCCGAGCTTCGCAAGACGATCCGTGAGTCGCTCGCCGAGCGCGCAGGGGAATGAGCGCCCGTGCCCGCGCGGCGTTGGGCGAGCGCGATGAGAATCACGCGGCGATTCAGCGCGCGTACGAGGCGTTGTATTGCCAGGCGCGCGACACGCACATGGTCGGCGGCGGCTTTCCGGATTTCATCGTCTCGATCCCGACCGCCCGCGGCAAGATCCTGGCGCTCGTCGAGGTGAAATCCCGCGATGGCGTTTTGTCGCCGGCGCAGAAGGTCTTTGCCCGCGACTTCGGCAGCGTGACGGTCGTGCGCACGGAGGCGGAGGTGTTCTCCCACGTCGAGCGGGTGCGCGAGCAGTTCAAGCGATAACGAACCAGGAGGTCACACCATGAGCAATTACATCCCCCCGAAGCGCACGCCGCGCATGCCGCCTGTCGACCAGGTCAACCGCTCCGAGGTGATGCTGGGCTCGGTGCTCCTCGCGCTCACCATTGGCTGCGTCATCGGCGCGATCTTCTGGGCGGTGAAATACCACTGATGGCGCAGCAGCCCTACAACACAACCATGAGCTGGGCACAGCTCATCGGCGCGGTGAACACCGATACGGCGGCGCTTTACGCCGCGATCGCGGGGATTCCGGCCGGCGCTACCGGCGCAAACCCGACCGCCAAAGTTGCGGCCGCGGCGGTCAATGGCGTCGCGGGGACGTTCATGCGCTCGGACGCCGCCCCGCCGATCGATCTCACGATCTCGGCGACGTGGATCGGGAACTGGATCTTCACGCCGGCCGCTGGCGTCACGCAGTTCAACGGTTTGAATGGCAGCGGCACCTATGCCGTCACCATCCAGGGCGGCACGACGGCGGGGGATCGAGGCCTTCGCGTGCTCGGTGGCTCGAGTGGCACGGATTACTGCTTGACCCTCGTCAACGCGGCGGGCACGACGAACCTCGCGCTGTTCTACGGCAACGGCTCGGCGACGCTCACCAAGGGCCTGGGGGTGAATGGCGCGGCGCCGCCGACGCAGGTCACTGGCTGGGGCACGCCGACCGGCGCGGCCGTGGTGGCGAACTTCAACGGCGCAACCGGCACGTTGGTCAACTGTTCGACCGCGATCGCCGAGCTCATCACGATCCTGAAGGCGGCCGGAATCATAGGCGCATGATGACCATGGCGATCGCGAAGGACTATCTCGAGCCGACCGACACCCAGGATGCGAGCGAGACCAAGTTCATCGACCAGCTCCTCGAGGGCTGGGCGAAATGGGCGAGGAACACCGGCATCGATCAGCGGCCGACCTCGGCCGGGGATCTCTGGCAGATCCAAGCGATCATCGAGGCGCGAACGCACGTGCTTCAGATCACGGATGATGGCTTCACGCTGGTCGATCAGCGCATCGCCATGCTCCCCGGGCGCCTGCGCGGGGTCGTGTTCATCGAGTACATGGACTCCGGGACGAGCGAGCACAAGGCCCGACGGCTGGGGTTGAACAGGCTCTCGTACCGCCAGCGCCTGCACGCCGCGCAGTGGACGCTGTTCGCATCTTTGCTCCCCGAGATTGACAATTGGCGCCAGAGAGTTGTATTTACCCGCTAGCCTTGTAGTTCATTTCCTACAAATTCCTACAGAACCCAGCCCTCGCGCTGGGTTCTTGCGTTTTGGAGCGGAGATTTCCCATGTTCGGACTCGGCGGGCCCACGAATAGCGGAGGGTGGGGTGCGCCTCTGCAGGGCGCCCCGCAAAGGATGGGGCCGGATCCGATGGCGGGCATGAGCCCCGCCCAGGGCGCCCCGATCGCGACGCCCGCGCCGATGCAGCCGCCGACGGGTGGCGCGCCGATGCCCACTCCGGCGCCGATGCCCACGCAGCCGCCCTTGAACGGCGCGCCGATCCAGGCGCCGCGGCCGATGATGCCAACGCCGGCGAGCCCGCCGCAAATGGCGCAGCAGTTGACCCAGGCGCTCACACCGCCCAGGCAGTTCAATGGCGCGCCGGTGATGGCGCGGCCGTTCCTGCGATAGATTTTTTTACCTCACCAGGAGAACCCTGATGCGCCACGTGATCCAGACCGCGCTCGTCTTCGATTCGAGTCAGCCCGAATACCTCGTGATCGAGTACGGCGATGACGGCGCCGGCCGGATGGTCGGCCAGTACTTCACGCTCGAGGATGCGTTCAAGGGCGCGCATGAGCGTGCGAACCAGAAGCCGCACCTCTCGGTGATCGAAGGTCGCGCCAAGCGGGGCGCGTGATGGCCGCTCGCAAGAACCTCGTGCACTCCGAGCTCGTGCGCGAGCGGATTCGCACGAGTGCGCTCGTGAACTTCCTCACGAACTACGCGCTCGGCAAGCACAAGAAGGCGGTGGACCCCGCCCGGATCACCGCGGCCTTGGGCGTGTTGCGCAAGGCGTTGCCGGATCTGGCGTCCGTCGAGCATTCGGGTGAGGTAAAATTGCAATGCGACGTAAGCGCGAATCCGCTCACGCCGGAAGCCTGGGATCAGGAATATGGGGCCGATCGACTGAACTGAATGGGACGGGGAAGCCTACCGCGACAACTGACAGGCCAGCGCAGCCGATATGGGCGAGCGACCCACTGGGAAAACCCTGGACCGGATCGATTCGAACGGCAACTATGAGCCAAGCAACTGCCGGTGGGCGACAGCAATCGAACAGGCCGCCAACCGGCGACCGCGACGTTGTCATCATCTGGCGCCCGCAACCGGGCATGCAGGAAGCGCTGATTAAATGCCCGTATCCCGAAATACTGGTGGGTGGGGCTCGAGGCGGCGGCAAGACGGATGCGATCCTCGGTAAGTACGCGGTCAAGGAGAAGCGCTGGGGACCGGCATTCAACGGCGTTTTCTTCCGAAAGGAAATTCCGCAGACCGATGACCTGATCCAGCGGGCGAAGGAAATCTTCTGCCCGATGGGCGCCACCTGGTACGAGCAGAAAAAGCAGTTCTCGCTACCCCGCGGCGGCCGTTTGCGATTCAGGCCGTTGGAGAACGCCCAAGATGCCGAGAAGTACCAAGGGCAAAGCCTTTCGGATGCGGCGGTGGAGGAGGCCGGCAACTACCCGATGTCGGCGCCGATCGACCGCTCTTTGGCTGCCTGCGCTCGAGCGCTGGCGTTCCGGTGCAGTTGCTTCTGTCGGCAAACCCCGGCGGCCCGGGTCACCAATGGCTGAAGCAACGCTACATCGACCCGGCGCCCGAGGGTTATCGGCGCCTGGTTCGAAAGCTCCCCAACGGCAAAGAACATCACGCGGTTTACATCCCGAGCCGCGTTGAAAACAATCGGATCTTGCTCGCCCAGGATCCTGGTTACGTCGACCGGCTCCATTTGGTCGGGAGCGCGAACCTAGTCAAGGCCTGGCTCGAGGGCGACTGGTCGGTGATCGAGGGGGCGTACTTCCCCGAGTTCTCGATGGAGCGCCACGTCGTGCGGCCCGTCGAGATCCCCAAACACTGGGCGCGAATTCGCGCGATGGACTGGGGATCGGCGAAGCCCTTCTGCGTGCTTTGGCTCGCGGTGTCCGATGGCGTCGATACGCCCTTCCCGCGCGGCGCCTTGGTCGTGTATCGGGAATGGTACGGCTGGAACGGCGAGCCCAATGTCGGCTGCAAGATGACCGCGGGCGCAGTGGGCGATGGCATCCGGCGCATCGAGCAAGACGATCCGAAGGGCGATGAGGTCTTGGACCCGGCCGCATTCTCGGAGGACGGCGGCCCGTCGATCGCCGAGCGTATGGGCTTGAACTTCCGGCGCGCCGACAACAAGCGCATCGCGAAGTCGGGCGCAATGGGCGGCTGGGATCAGGTCCGAGAGCGCTTAAACGGCGTCGACGGCAAGCCGATGCTGTACGTGTTCTCGACCTGCACGCACCTGATCCGAACGCTTCCCGCGCTTCAGCACGATCCGAACCGCGCCGAGGACGTCGACTCAGATTCCGAGGACCACGCGCCGGATACGCTTCGCTATGGCTGCATGTCGCGCCCCTGGGTGTCGGACAAGCCGCACTCGAAACCGAAGCGCTTCGAGACCGATTTGACCGTGAACGAACTGATCAAGCGAGCGCAACAGAAGCGCCTCGCGGAGAGCTAAACGATGGCACAAGCAGGCCCCTGGGCCAGTTATTCGAGCTACGCGGCGATCGCACCCTCGAGCACCACCTCGCTCAACTGCCGGGCGATCTATGTCCCTCCCCAGGGGACAGCGACGACAGTGGTCGTGGCGACGAAGGTCGGCGGGACGCTCGTCACGTTTACCGTGGGGATTAGCACGGTGCCAGTGATTCTCCCGATCGAACTTAATCAGGGCATCGTCGATGCCTCCTCGACCGCAACCGGC